TAATAGAGATACAAAATTTAATTATAGCGCTACCGAAACCACCTAAAGAAGTATATACGCATCCAAAGAATAAGTGGGTTAAGCAGGAATATCCTAAAGAGCTCCAAAGGATCAAAAACATATTCGATTGGAGGGGTTATCCGGAAAGCAGTAAAGAAAAATGGTACGATTATATAGACGAGGAATTTAAACGTCGAGAAGAGGGTTTCTGGTTTATGAACAATGGTAAACCAACCTGGATAACCGGTACGCACTATATGTATTTACAATGGAGCAAAATTGACGTTGGCGCTCCAGATTATAGAGAAGCAAATAGATTGTTCTATATATTCTGGGAGGCTTGCAAGGCAGACAAAAGATGTTATGGAATGTGTTATCTTAAAAATAGACGTTCTGGATTTTCTTTCATGTCATCAGCAGAAACAGTTAATTTAGCCACTATTTCAAGTGATAGTAGATATGGGATACTTTCTAAAACAGGTGCTGACGCTAAAAAAATGTTTACAGACAAAGTGGTTCCAATATCAGTAAATTACCCTTTCTTTTTTAAACCGATTCAAGATGGTATGGATCGACCTAAAACAGAATTAGCGTATAGAGTACCAGCAAGTAAGTTTACTAGAAAGAAGATGTCTGCTACAGACGGAATGGAAGATATACAAGGACTAGATACTACTATTGATTGGAAGAATACTGGAGACAATAGTTATGACGGTGAAAAACTAAATCTACTAGTTCACGATGAAAGTGGTAAATGGGAAAGACCTGATAATATATTAAATAACTGGAGAGTAACCAAAACATGTTTACGATTAGGAAGTAGAATAGTTGGTAAATGTATGATGGGCTCGACTTCAAACGCATTAGATAAAGGTGGAGATAACTTTAAAAGATTATATAACGCATCCGATGTCACACAAAGAAATAGAAATGGTCAGACAAAATCTGGTTTATACTCTTTGTTTATCCCAATGGAATGGAACTACGAAGGATTTATTGATGAGTACGGATTTCCAGTATTTGATACTCCTGACACAGATGTCTTCGATCCACATGGTGAATTAATAGACATAGGTATAATAGAGCATTGGGACAATGAGGCTGAGGGTTTAAAACAAGATCACGACGCATTAAATGAGTTTTACCGTCAGTTTCCAAGGACTACAGAACACGCTTTTAGAGACGAAGCTAAAAACTCTATATTTAATTTAATTAAATTATACGAGCAGATAGATTATAACGAAGAAGTTGGTAAAAATATTGTTAACACAGGTAATTTCCAATGGGTTAATGGTATTAAAGATTCACAGGTTGTATTTTATCCAGATCCTAAGGGTAGATTTAGAATTTCATGGACACCACCTGAGCATTTGCAAAATAAAATAGTTCTTAAAAATGGTATAAAATATCCTGCTAATGAACACATGGGTGCTTTTGGTTGTGATAGTTATGATATTTCAGGAACAGTAGACGGTAGAGGATCAAATGGAGCTTTACACGGGCTAACAAAGTTTAGCATGGAAGACGCACCACCAAATCACTTCTTTTTAGAATATATAGCTAGACCGCAAACTGCTGAGATGTTTTTTGAAGATGTATTGATGGCGTTAGTTTTTTACGGAATGCCATTACTTTGTGAGAATAATAAACCTAGATTGTTATATTATTTAAGAAGAAGAGGATATAGAGGATACTCTATGAACAGACCAGATAAAGTTTGGAATAAACTTTCAGTTACAGAAAAAGAAATTGGTGGCATACCAAATTCAAGTGAAGATATAAAACAAGCGCACGCAGCTGCTATTGAAATGTATATTCAAGACCATGTTGGTGTCAAGTCAAATGGAGAATATGGAGATATTTATTTTAACAAAACGTTAAATGATTGGAGTAGATTTGATATAACTAAAAGAACTAAGTTTGACGCAACAATTAGTTCTGGATTAGCAATAATGGCTTGTAATAGACATAGATATGCCCCAAATGCTAAAATAGAAAGGCAAAAGTTGAATATAAGTATTGCTAAATATACGCAACATGGTAGTACATCAAAATTAATAAAGAATTAATATGTATAAATTAAGTTCAAGACATAATAATTTTCCTAGTCAAATTGTTAGTGATAGTGAAAAATCCAGTCATAAGTATGGATTAGAGGTTGCTAGGGCTATTGAGAACGAGTGGTTTGATAATAACATTGGCGATAATAGATTCATAAATGGATCCGCAGACTTTCATAAGTTAAGACTATACGCTAGAGGAGAACAATCAATACAAAAATATAAAGACGAATTATCTATAAATGGTGATTTATCATATCTTAATTTAGACTGGAAGCCAGTTCCAATTATACCTAAATTTGTAGATATAATTGTAAATGGTATAGCAGAGAGGATGTATGATATTAAAGTTGTTTCTCAAGATCCTTACGGGATGAGTAAAAGAAGCGATTATAGAGAATCTTTAATGTCAGACATGTTAACTAAAGATATAAATGCTTTAGTTGAGGACACGTTAGGTATTACTTTAGCAGATAATAATCCAGATGAAATTCCAGAAACACAAGAGGAACTAGATTTATTCATGCAATTAACGTATAAACAGGCTGTAGAAATAGCTGAAGAACAAGCTATAAACACTTTGTTTGAGGGAAATAGATTTGAGCTAATTAAAAAGAGATTTTATTATGATTTAGCTGTTCTTGGGATTGGCGCCGTAAAGACATGTTTTAATACCTCAGAGGGCGTAACTATTGATTACGTTGATCCAGCTAATCTAGTTTATTCTTATAGTAAATCTCCTTATTTTGAAGATATATATTATGTTGGAGAAGTTAAACAAATACCAATTAACGAGCTAGTAAAACAATTTCCAGACTTAACCGAAGAAGAGTTAGAAAAATGTACGGACCAAACGACTGGAAGAAGATTTAGAACTACTAGCTCAACAACTGAAGACAAGAATTTAGTAGATATATTATATTTTAATTATAAAACATATAATTCTGAGGTATATAAAATGAAGGAAACTTCATCTGGTGCTGATAAAGCTATAGAAAAAGATGATTCATTTGACCCACCAAAAGATAAAAATGGAGAATATTCAAAAACTTCAAGAAAATTAGAGGTTTTATATGAAGGTGCTATGATTTTAGGTACAGATAAGTTACTTAGATGGGAAATAGCTAAAAATATGTTACGTCCTAAAAGTGATTACACTAAAGTTAAAATGAACTATAGTATAGTCGCTCCTAGAATTTATAACGACAAAATAGAATCTTTAGTTGGTAGAATAACTGGATTTGCAGACATGATTCAACTTACGCATCTTAAATTGCAACAAGTTATGTCTAGAATGGTTCCAGATGGAATATATTTAGACGCAGATGGTCTCGCTGAAATAGATTTAGGCAATGGTACTAATTACAATCCACAAGAAGCTTTAAACATGTTCTTTCAAACCGGTAGTATTATAGGTAGATCTTTGACACAAGAAGGCGATATGAACCCTGGTAAAATTCCTATTCAAGAAATTACAAGTGGAACTGGTGGTAATAAAATGGCTAGTTTAATTCAAACATACAATTATTATTTACAAATGATAAGAGATGTGACCGGACTAAACGAAGCCAGCGATGGTAGTATGCCAGAAAAATACTCTTTAGTTGGTGTACAAAAAATGGCAGCGGCAAATTCTAACACCGCTACAAGACATATATTACAAGCTGGTTTGTTTTTAACTCAAGAAATAGCTGAACAATTATCACTTAGAATATCTGATATTATAGAATATTCTCCAACAAAAAGCGCTTTCATACAAGCTGTTGGAGTTCATAATATGGAAACCCTAAATGAAATGAGTCAACTACATCTTTATGATTTTGGAATATTCATAGAGTTAGCCCCAGACGACGAACAGCAAGCTATGTTAGAACAAAATATTCAGGTAGCTTTAGCGCAGCAAAGTATAGAACTTTCAGATGCTATCGACATTAGAGAAGTTAAAAATCTAAAAGTAGCTAATCAACTTTTAAAACTTAGAAGAAAAAAGAAAGTAGAAGAAGACCAAAGAATACAACAAGAAAATATACAAGCACAGGCACAGGCCAACATGCAAGCTCAACAACAAGCAGCTCAAATGGAAATGCAAAAGAAACAAGCAGAAATGCAAGCAGATCTTCAAATGAAGCAAATAGAAGCTCAAATGGAATCTCAAAAAATGATGCAAGAAGCTGAACTTAAAAAACAGTTGATGGATCATGAGTTCCAAATAAATATGCAGCTTAAGAAGATGGAGGTTGAAACATTAATGGCTAAAGAGACTCAAAAAGAAGATCGTAAAGATCAAAGAACTAAGATACAAGCAACACAGCAATCAGAGATGATTGATCAAAGATTAAAAGATAAACCTCCTAAAAATTTTGAATCCTCAGGTAATGATATACTAGGAGGAGGAATTGATATGAGCACTTTTAATCCTAGATAAATAAATTATTAACTATTATTATATTATATTATGGCAGAAGAACCAAAAGTCGACGAAAAAGTCGAAAAACTAAAAATTAAAAAGAAACCCAAAAAATTTGTTGACGCAACAGAAAACACTGTTAAGCTAGATCTAAAAGAACTAACGGAAAAAGCAGAAAATGTAGAGGAAGTGGTTAAGGTTGATCTAAAAGAAAAAGTAGAGGAAGTTGTTGATACAACAGAAAAGGTTGAGGAAAAAGTTGAGGAAAAAATAGAAGAAGTTGTATTGGAAGATATAACAGAAGAAATAAAACCTCCTCCTCCTCCAAAACAACCAGATTTACCAGAAAATTTACAGAAAGTTGTAGAGTTTATGAAAGATACTGGTGGTGATTTAAATGACTATATAAATTTAAATCAGGATTATTCTAATTGGGATAACGATACTTTATTAAGAGAGTATTATGGAAAAACAAAACCTCATTTAGATAATGATGAAATATCATTTTTAATAGAAGATCAATTTAGATACAATCAAAAAGTTGACGATGAAAATGAGGTGAAAAGAAAGAAATTAGCTTTGAAGGAGCAAGTTGCTCAAGCAAAGCAACACTTGGATGGTGTAAAATCCAAATATTATGAAGATATAAAGATGGGGTCAAGGCTCACTGAAGAGCAACAGACCGCTATTGAATTCTTCAATAAGTACAACGAGGAGTCTCAAAAAAGTCAAGATGCAACAAATTTATTCTTGGAAAAAACCAACGAAGTTTTTAACGATGAGTTTAAAGGTTTTGAATACAAAGTTGGTGATAAAAGATATAGATTTAACGTAAAAGACACAGAGAAAATCAAAACGTCACAGACGGATATTAATAATTTTGTCAAGAAGTTCTTGAACGAAGAAAATCAAATGTCTGACGCTGCTGGTTACCACAAATCTCTTTACACAGCTATGAACGCTGATGCGATTGCGAATCATTTTTATGAACAAGGTAAAGCAGATGCTTTAAAAGATAGTATTGCTAAATCTAAAAACATAGATATGAGTCCAAGGCAACAACATGGCGCGGTAGAGAAAGGTGGAATGAAATTCAAAGTGTTAGATTCTGACCAAAGAGATAACTTTAAATTTAAAATTAAAAAGAAAAATTAACAATTTAAAAATTATTAAAAATGGCAATTACTTCAAACGTGACGCCAGCTGCTGCACCTACTAAACAAACGTTAGCTTCGGCTTACATCGATTTTACTGGTGCTGGTAACGACTGGGCACAACAATATTTACCAGACCTAATGGAGAAAGAAGCTGAGATTTTTGGAAACAGAACTATTTCAGGATTCTTATCGCAAGTTGGGGCTGAAGAGTCTATGACTTCTGACCAAGTTGTTTGGTCTGAGCAATCAAGACTGCACTTATCGTACAAATGTACGTTAGCAGGTACAAATGGTTTAACTTTAGTAGCAACTCACGACGCTGATGGTCAAGCTGTAGCTACTACGGCTCCAATGACTACGGGTCATCACGGTATGAGAGCTGGAGATATGTTATTAGTAGCTGACGCTGATAAAACAGTTAAAGCTTATGTTTCAGCTGTAGCTGCTGATGGTACAGCTTCTATTCAACCTTATGGAGCTGCAACTATGACTGCTGCTGGTATCGCAAACGGTTCTGTTAAAGTTCTAGTATTTGGTTCTGAATACTCTAAAGGTGGTACAGGTAGAGACGGAGCTAACAAACCAAACTTCAAGTCTTACGACAATAAGCCAATCATATTAAAAGATAAGTATGAGATCTCAGGATCTGACGCTTCTCAAATTGGTTGGGTTGAAGTTTCTGGTGAAGATGGACAAAGTGGATATCTTTGGTACTTAAAAGCTGAAGGTGATACTAGATCTAGATTTACTGATTATTTAGAAATGGCAATGATTGAATCAGAAAAAGCTACTGGTGATGGTCTTACTGACTTAGCTGCTTTATCTGCTGGTGGTACTTCTGGTGCTATTACAGGTACTGAAGGTTTATTCGCTGCAATCGAAGCTAGAGGTAACGAAACTACTGGTGTAACTGGTGTTAACGCTGCTACTGATTTAGCTGAGTTCGATTTAATCCTAGCTGAATTCGATAAGAATGGAGCTATTGAGGAGAACATGATGTTCTTAAACAGATCTACTGCTTTAGCGATAGATGACATGTTAGCTTCAATGAACTCTTACGGTTCTGGCGGTACTTCTTACGGTGTATTTGACAACGAAGAAGACATGGCACTTAACTTAGGTTTCTCTGGTTTCAGAAGAGGTTCTTATGACTTCTACAAATCTGACTGGAAATACTTAAACGATAGTGCTACTAGAGGATTAATCAACGCTGAGAACACTGTTGGTGCTATCAGAGGGGTTATGATTCCAGCTGGAGTTTCTTCTGTGTATGATCAAAACTTAGGTAAAAACCTTAAGAGACCTTTCTTACACGTTAGATACAGAGCATCTCAAACTGATGATAGAAAGTTAAAAACATGGACTACTGGTTCTGTTGGAGCTACTACATCTGATCTTGATGCGATGGAAGTACATTACTTATCTGAAAGATGTTTAATTGTACAAGGTGCTAATAACTTCATGTTAATGAACTAAGCATTTATACTTTAAAGAGTCGAGGCTTCGGCCTCGGCCCTTTATTTTTATTAATTTTATTATATATTATATTATGGCAAAGAAAAAAGAAACAAAAAAAGAAACTGTGGAGGAAACTCCAAAAGTTGAAACATTAAGACCAAAAAAAATTGAACCTAAAAAACCAGAATGGGAAATAAAAGATAGGGTTTATATATTAAAAGATGGTAGATCACCTTTAAGTAAATCTATTAGAGCTGCAAATATATTTTGGTTCGATGAAGAAAAAGGATATGAAAGAGAGTTAAAATATTGTGAAAATCAACAAACTCCTTTTGTAGATGAAATGAAGGGTGATCAAAGATTATCACATATAGTTTTTAGAAGCGGTCAATTATTTGTACCAAAAAATAAAACAGTTTTACAAAAATTATTATCTTTATACCATCCTCATAGAAATAAATTATACGAAGAATTAAACCACGAAAAAAGAGCTGATAATCAATTAAATTGGTTAGAGTTTGAAATAGCAGCTTTAAACGCGGCTAAAAACCTAAGTATAGACATGATGGAGGCTATTCTACGTGTTGAGGTTGGTTCTAGAGTAACAGAGATGAGTTCTAGCGAGCTTAAACGAGATTTACTACTTATGGCTAAAAGAAAACCAAGATTGTTCTTAGAGTTAGTTACAGATAGTAATATTCAACTTAGAAATATAGCTGTAAAGGCTTGCGAGGCTGATATTATAGAACTTTCTCAAGATCAAAGAACTTTTAATTGGAAGAGTACGGGTAGAAAATTAATGACTGTTCCTTTTGATGAAAATCCATATTCAGCTTTAGCTGCTTGGTTCAAAACAGATGAAGGAGTAGAGGTTTATTCTCAAGTTGAAAAACGATTAAAATAACTAGTAAAGCAACCACTCAATAAAAGGGTGGTTGCAATACTACAAAAAATAAAAGAAATGAAATTAAATATCTCAGATTTTATAGGATCTAGAGGACTAGGTGATACAGTCGAAAAAATAACAGAAGTAACTGGAATAAAAAGAGTTGTTGAAAAAGTTAGTAAAGTTACTGGAAAAGATTGTGGTTGTAAAAAAAGAAAGGAGAAATTAAATAAGATGTTTCCTTATAAAAAATAAAAATAATTATGGCGGTAAGTATAGATACGGTTTATCAAAGAGTTTTAGCTTTAGCTAACAAAGAGCAAAGAGGGTATATTACTCCACAAGAGTTTAATCTATTAGCTAACCAAGCACAAATGGCTATATTTGAACAGTATTTTTACGATATAAAACAATTTGGAGAACAACACGGTAACGATACTGAATACTCTGATATGTTAGATTTATTGAATAAAAAGATAGCTCCCTTCCAAAGAACTGGTACTATGGGATACGATCAAATTAATGCTGAGTTTCAAATACCATCGATTTCTTATAGATTGGGAACGATTATATATAGTCCAGCTTCTTTCAGTTATCCAGTAGAAATAGAGCAGGTAAAAGAAAACGAATTATTGTATATAAACGCTTCACCAATAGCTAGACCGGTGACTAAAAGACCTGTTTACGTAAGAACAGGTATTAATACCGTTAAAGTTCTACCCACAACAATTCAAGAAGATGTTACTTGCACTTATATTTTAGCTCCTACAAGAGAAAATGGAACTGATGCTAAATGGGGATACGCTGTTGTTAATGGACAAGCTTTGTACAACGCTAACGAAACAACAAATTTTGTTCTACATGCTTCAGAAGAATCTAATTTAGTTGTTCATATATTAGAGTTAGCTGGTATAACTATAAATAAACCTGGATTAGTACAAATAGCCCAAAACGAAAAAAATACAACAAAAATACAACAAAAACAATAGTAAATGGGATTAATAACACAGACGGGTAAAACATATTACGAGGGCGCCGATACAACACAGATAAGTGGTGATGAAAATTACGGTGACTATCAATTCGTGTCTTTACAAAATATTATAAATAACTTCATAGTTGCGTATGTTGGAGAAGATAAAATAATAAGTAAGATAAAAAGAACAGACGTACAATTTCACGCTCAAAGAGCTTTACAGGAACTAAGTTATGATACACTAAAATCTATTAAGGCTTTAGAGATAGTTTTACCACCCTCACTAAACATGATACTACCACAAGATTACGTGAATTATGTAAAAATGACTTGGAGTGATAACGCTGGTATAGAGCACACAATATATCCAGAACTCAAATCATCTAATCCCACTGACGTAACTCAAGATGCTGACGGTTTATATACTTTTTCTGGAGATGAAATAGTTACTGATACAACGTCAACTACATGGGAAGGTTATAAATCATCGACTCCCAATGAGAATTTACAAAATGATTATAATTATGACGACGATAGATTTGATTTAAATATTGGTCAAAGATATGGTTTGAATCATAGTAGAGCTCAAATTAATGGATCTTTCTATATTGACAACAATACTGGATTGATACACTTTAGCTCTAATTTAAGTGGTAAAACGATAATATTAAAATATATAAGTGACAGTTTAGGAACTGATGATGAAATGCAAGTGCATAAATTTGCTGAAGAAGCTATGTATAAGTGGATTGCCCACGCTATATTAGCCACTAGAGCTAATACTCAAGAATATTTAGTTGCTAGATTTAAAAAAGAAAGATTTGCAGCTGTAAGAACAGCTAAATTAAGATTGTCTAACCTTAAAATTGAAGAACTAACCCAAGTATTAAGAGGTAAGTCTAAACATATAAAACACTAATTAAATGCCAGAATTGAATAACAATTTCATAAAGGGTCGTATGAATAAAGACCTTGATGAGAGATTGGTTGCTAATGGTGAATATAGAGATGCTTTAAATATAGAGGTCTCTACATCTGAGGGTGCCAATGTAGGAACTGTACAAACTATTATGGGTAATACCAATGTTGGTACTGGATTTGGTACCTGCGTGGCTTCTATTGCGGACGAAAAGAATGATGATATTTACTGGCTTGTGGCAGGTAGTAGTTCTGATGGTAAAGATGCTATTTTAAAGTATCATAAAAATAAAACAACTAACACGAATGTTGTTACACCGGTTTTAGTAGATGTTTGGAAGACGACTATATCGCTTCTAGCAGATGGTGGAGGGACTAATGAAAGTGAGTATTTAAAAATAAGCAATCTAGGGCAATCTACAGATAATATAACAAATGTTAGAAAAGGAATGGTTGTAACTGGTACTTTTACTAACAATAGTGGTGGTTCGCTTTCTGTAATGGGGAACACAGTTGCTAATGGAGCAACCTATACTTTAACAGCTGCTGACGGTGTGATTGTTGATAAAGTTAGAAACGATTCTCCAACAACAGCGGGAATGAGAGTTTATTTGACTAGTACTATAGGGGGAACTATATACACTTTGTTTCCTAGTAAACTTGGAGATAGTATTACGTTTACATCACAAGAAGATGATAGAGTTTTACAATTTGATTCGTCTAGACTAATAACAGGTATAAACATAATAGACGATTTAATGTTTTGGACTGACAACCATTCAGAGCCAAAAAAAATAAATATAACAAAATGTATAGAGGGTACTAGAAAAGATTGGGTAACTTCTTCTTCTTTTTCACCTATAAATACACATACATCATTTATAATAAAAGATTTAAATGACGAGCTTGTTAGTTATAATAATCAAAACTTTGCTCTATACGAGCATATATTAAAAGAACACATAACTGTTATTAAAAAATCCCCTTTAATAGCACCAAAATTAGTTATGGACAATACCGAGGCATCTAGAGGTACAATCACAACTAATATAACAACTTCATTCTCAGACGGTACAGTTAATCTACTACCATTCGCACAAACTATAATATATGATACTTCAAACATGAATCCTGTTCCGGATTGGTGGGTTGATGATATAATTTTAGCTACAAATGATCAAAACGCTCCTGATTTATTTGAGACATGGGAAGCTAGATTAAAATTAATAGATATAACAGGAACTAGTTATACTTTTGAACTAATAGGTATAACGGCCGAAGAATTAAGTTTTACAGCTGAGCCCTGGAAGTTTGTGCTAGAGAGATCAGCACCACTTTTTGAATTTAAATTTCCTAGATTTGCTTATAGATATAAATACCAAGATAATGAATATTCTTCATTTTCACCTTGGTCAGAAGTAGCTTTTTTACCTGGACCTTTTGATTATAATCCTAAAAAAGGTTATAATCTAGGAATGAAAAACCAGTTAAGAAATCTTAAAATAAAGGATTTCATAGAAGAGGACTCAATAAGGCCACATGGGGTTACTTCTGTAGACATATTGTATAAGGAGTCAAACTCTCCCAATATATACACTGTAAAAAATATAACAACAGATGATCCAGAGTGGACAGCTGCTGGAACAAACCTAAACTCAGCTAATACAGGTTTAACTAGAGGCTCTATATCTATAACAAGCGAATTGATACATGCTGTTGTCCCATCTAATCAATCATTTAGACACTGGGATAATGTTCCTAGAAAAGCTTTAGCTCAAGAAGTGTCAGCTAATAGGGTAATATATGGTAATTATCTTCAAAATTATAATTTAAAAAATATATCTAATAGAATAATAAAATTAGATACAGTTTTAAATATTGAAAGCAATAATTCTGCTAATAAAAATAATCCAAAATCTTCTATAAAATCTTTAAGAACATATCAAGTTGGGTTAGTTTACAGAGACGTGTATGGAAGAGAAACGCCTGTTTTATCTTCTAAAGTAGAAGGTTCTGGAACGGTGAATCTTAAAAAAGACACAGCTAATAAGCAAAATAAAATAAAAGTCCAACTACAACATGAGCCGCCAGAATTTGCTGATACGTTTAAGTTTTTTGTAAAAGAAACTTCTAATGAGTATTACAATCTATGTATGGATAGGTGGTACCCGGCGGAAGATGGAAATGTATGGTTAAGCTTCCCATCAGCAGAAAGAAATAAGGTTGATGAAGACACTTATCTAATACTGAAAAAACAACATGATACAGATATTTTTGTAACTGAAGAGGCTAGATATAAAGTTATAGCTATAGAAAACGAGGTACCTGATTTTGTAAAGACTGAAAAGAAACCATACGGAACTTTAACCAATGATAATAGTAGAGAAATATTTGGTCATTCTGGTGGAGGTTATCCAGAAAAAGATGTGGATTTTGTATACGTTAATAAAACTGTTCTTGATGAGAGCTCTTTGTCTACAGTGGTTGAAGACACTGCTAGTGGAGCTAAATATTTAAGATTTAAAACTACAGATACTCAATCTCATTGGTATGAAATAAGTAGTTTTTCAGAAATAGAAATAAATAATACGGGTTATGCAGACACTCTAATGATTAAACTTGTAAAACCTTTTGAGAAAGATATAAACTTTACAACGGAAAGTTCTACTGGTATAGGTACTGGCGCTTGGGCAGATCGTATAGGTAACGGTAACACTAATAACTCACCATCTTCTGAGAGAGACTTAGTGCTAGAAATATCTAGACACGTGGAAGAAGTTAAACCAGAACATAGAGGAAGATTTTTTGTTAAAATATTTAGAGACGGTACCTTAAAAAAGAATGTTATGGATACCATGGGTGCTGAAGAAGATCGATATATATCTGTATTTTCAGAACCTATTTATTATTTAAATGCTAATAATTGGTATGATTTTGGGGGAGTGAGTTATTATGAGCAGGTGCCTTCTGATGCTAGTGGTAGTACTGGTTTTTGGGGTACTATTTGGAACGCTGTTAGCCAAGGTGTTAGAGAGGGTAGGGCTGAAAAATGGTGGAGAATGTTTGGTACCCATTGGTTTATAGACAACGCTCAAACGAGAACAAACAACAATGGACAGGGGGATGATGATGGGCCAAACGGTGTAACGGCGGGTGGTATAACAAATAGCAATAAAACTATACAATTAGCTTTAAGTGGTGTTTATGCGGCGGGTAGCGCTCCAGCTGGAAACACAAATGTTCCAAATTTTGACAACAATTTTGCTCCTAATTGGGACATTGGAGTTAATGCCGCTATGGAAGAAAAGACCTGGTATGACCATATAACTCAACCTGGAACAGTATTTAAATGGTCTAAAGACCCAGATAATATATTTTATGTTGTAGAAAGCGCGGAGCGTTATCTATCTGGTTCTACTCAAAATGACAACCAAACGCCAGCAATAGTAGACGAACTTACAAACTTTGATCAAAATTATAACGGTAATGGATATGTTTGTAGACAAGCAGCTAATCAAAGGCTTAGATGGGAGATTACTGTTGGACAATGGACGCCTGGAACTCCAAAACCAACACCTACTTCACCTGGCTTAGGAATAGGTATAAATACCTCTAGTAATTACGATCCAAGATTTAACACGACTCCAGCTAGTGGTGGTTCTCAAATAGCGGGTGCAAACCACTTTAATTCAGCACATTCTATAGAAATATTAGAGCCAAAAGAAGTTTTTGACGAGGATTTTTCAAGTACAAATCCAGCGATTTGGGAAACAGAACCTAAGGAAGATATTGGTTTAGAGTTGTATTACGAGGCAAGTAACGCGAATCCAATAAACTTAAATTATAAAACAAATGAAATTTACATTCCAGTCACGTCTTGTTTAATATTACCAGAAGATAGAACATGGACTACGTCGAACAATACATACGTAGCTGGTAGCACTTTAAAAGTAACAGCGTTTAATGATGACACTATAACGGTAAACGATAGACCAGAAGATAGTAATGGTACACCATTAGTAGTTGGCGATGTTATAACTTTTGTAAAACCAGGTGGGAGTATGGTTACAGGAACGGTTGTTTTAGCACCGGTAAACGTTGGTAATACATACTCTAATATAAAGTTAGAAAAAAGATTACACAATCAAAAGTATTACTTAGATTGGCATAACTGTTTCTCTTTTGGAAATGGAGTTGAATCAAATAGAATAAGAGATGATTATAACGCTGTTACCATAGATAAAGGACCTAAAGTTTCCACTACTTTAGCGATACCATATGAAGAAGAAAGAAAATGTAATGGCTTAATATATTCTGGTATATATAACTCTACGTCTGGTATAAATAATCTTAATCAATTTATTCAAGGTGAAAAAATAACAAAAGATTTAAGCCCTAGATTTGGTTGTATTCAGAAATTACACGCTAGAGATACTGATTTAGTTACTCTATGTGAAGATAAAGTTGTTAGATGTTTAGCAAATAAAGATGCTGTTTATAACGCTGATGGAAACGCTCAACTAATATCCACTAATAGAGTTCTAGGACAAGTTGTTCCTTTTCAAGGAGAACATGGGATATCCAAAAATCCAGAATCTTTTGCGGTACAAGCATATCAAGCTTATTTTTCTGACAAATCTAGAGGTGTAGTCATGAGATTATCACAAAACGGATTAGTACCTATATCAGAACATGGTATGAAAGATTGGTTTAATGATAATTTAAAGCACGCACAAACGATAATTGGTAGTTATGACGATAGAAAATCACTTTATAATATAACCTTAAAAGATAAAGAAGAAGAAGCTATATCCATAGAAGTGCCAGTTTCAGAACTAAGCTTTGCTGATGCTAACAGTTTGGGATATTATCACTTTGATAATGGTGGTGGTTTTGGAATATCGCAACCTTACGCGTATGGTACTATTGGTAGTTCTTCAGCTTCTTATACAAATTATAACGGGACATTATCGTATGCCTATGGTCAATATGACGTTAACGATGCTCATATATCTGGAGGAGGTAGCTTATCAATGGTTACACAACAACATATACCAACTGTGGATTATTGGGGTATAGATAGAAGTTCTTTATTTTTAACATTTTTAAATGCTTTTAATGATTGTCCAGAAGGAAATATTTATTTACACTACCAAACTCAAAATGGAGCACCACCTAGAGACAAACCAAGCACAAATTATGTAGATTCAACTAGTCCAATAGTAACCTTTAAAGTTAATTCTGTATCAACATTAGCATCTGGTGCTTACGATATTAGGGTTAGTTATCACTCTGGTCAATACTCGATGATAGACACGTCTTATTTTTGGTGGACATCAGAGGGATGTGAGCGCGTAGCAAATGATAGTGCTAAATCTGATGATTTTATAGAAGCAACTTTAAGTTTTGCTGAAAAAACAAACGGTTGGGTTAGTTTTAAATCTTGGTTACAAGAATCTGGATTAAGTATGAATGGTAAGTTTTATACTTTTAGTAGTGGTAATATATGGGAACATGCAAGTAATTTAGTTAGAAATAATTTTTACGGAACACAGTATAGCTCAACAGTGGACGTTCTATTAAACGAAGGTCCCGCGTCTGTTAAAAGTTTTCAAACTCTAAAATATTCGGGTAGTCAAGCTAGAATAACACAAAATAAATTAACTGGAACAAACGCGGATGGTAATAATCAGTTTGACGCTGAGTACTACAACAACATTGGAAAAACAGGTTGGTACGCTAGTATCGTAGAGACTGATTTACAATCTGGTAAAGAATTGGAATTTAAACCCAAAGAAGGTAAATGGTTTACTACGATGCAGGGTTTATCTACTTATTTTAACAGTGCTTCAGACACCAATGTAGATGAAAAAGAGTTTTCTGTACAAGGTATAGCTTACGCGTCCACCGTGCTAATCGATGGAGATCCAGATCCAGAACCATCAGACTTTACTTTAACACTAAAAGACGATCCTTCGGATCATTAAAATAAAACAATATGCCACACGCAAATTATACGGTATCGGTAATAACCTCAACAGAAACTGCTGGTGATTCAGTAGCAGGCGGAACGCTTAACGCGACAGAAACGCTCGTTATAACACCTAACGCGGGTTATAACGTATCAGCGTCTAGTTTTTCTATTGGGAGCCCACTACCACCAGAAGTATTAAATGTTACATTTTCAGACACTGCAACTGCTAATACGCCTGGAAATTTAGTTAATGTAAACGTTACATATCAAACTGGTTTTGTAATGCCGTCTAGCAATACTGAAATATTAATAGATATAGATGGCGAAGCTATAATACAGACATCTAGCGGTAGTCCAATAGCAATGTGTTTAGTTGACAACGTTCCGCACGAGGGTTTTTGTAATAATGCTTGGTGGCCAAAATCAATTAATGGCACTAGTGTTTTGTCTGTGTCAACTACAACACCAACTCCATTAACAGCTCAATGTCAAGGACATTTTGAAGATGCTTCTTTTCCAGACTCATCTTTCTCCCAATCAACAAGTACTGCCAACACAAATTGGGTAGATCCTTTATTTACCGTGGGAGTTTACTCTACACTTTATCCTAGTGGAAATCCGATAGGAACATCTTATGCTACACAGCACACGGCCAATGTAACCCCGGGTACAACAGTGACAGTTTTTGAAAAAACATTTTGGACACCACCCACCTCTGCTTTTAATCCTATAGCAAGCCCATTTTATGTGCTTAATCAAGCTGCTATAAACTCCGGATATTATACGGTAGAAGAAACGCCTGATCATTATAATGTTGACAGGGTAGTTCATACGGCGACTACTGATGGTTATAAAATAAAATGTGATACTACAGACGTATATCCTGGAATGCAAGTTTGGGGACCAACTTTTGCTAGTGCTAGCTTTTTATGTTTTCCTTACTGGAACCAAGACGTTAGAGTTGCTGCTGTAGATAGAACTAATAACGAAGTTACTTTGTCAGAATACTATATCGGAACTTTATCTGTTGGAGATACGGTTAATTTTACCAGTCTTTACGAATATACGTATACAAATCCCAACACGGGACAAGTTTGGGGCCCAGTAGACGACTATTGTTTATCAAAAACATTTACTGTTAAATACACAGCGCCACTAACATCTACACAACCAGAACCCTGTAGCGAAGGACACGTGATAGATTTTGGTATGCATGCTGGTGTTGATAATATAGAGTGGGAAGGTAATGATCCTGGCGCTCAACCGATGATAACGTCTGTTAATATAGATACATCGAATTTACCAGCAGATGGTCAAGAAAGAAAAATAGTGATTAACAGTGAGGGAGTGGCGAATTTTAATGTGTTTATACAAAGATCTGATAATACTTATTATGATTTTTCTAATAATAGTTTTAGCCTAGGAGGTAAGTCTTTAGTAAATCAAAACTCTTATCCCGGAACACCTTTCTCACGAAATATATCTTTTCCAGCTTGTGACGCTGATTACACTTACACTGTTAATGTGGTTCCTTTAGGTGGTGATAATTCTCTCGTTGATAAATCTACAATTTTATCAACAGGCGTAGCGAGTCAATACCATATAGCTCAATACGTTAACAAAACTATAACTTTCGCTTCTGACGCTACAACAGCTGGTTTAGTATTAAGTAGCTTTACAAGTCCAGCTACTATAGTTATGCCAGGGGCTTATGATTTTGGAGTTAAAGGTAGGTCTGTAGCAACCTGGACTGGCACAATAACAAAGTCAGGTAGCCCAGTTATTTACGACACGGGAGCAGGCGAGGCTGCCACTAGAACTAGTGATGGTAGTTTTACAAACGCGACTGCGAACGGCGCTGAAATGGAACTTGATGTCGCAATATCTGGTAGTGGTACCTCTACTATAACGGCGACAGTTGTTGGTAACGTATTTAAACAACCAACGTCTGATACTACCGTAACTTTAGATTTTGATGGTTTTTTACAGGTTAAACCAACAGTTCCAGATGTTGGTACTAGAGCAAATACCGAGCGTGACGCAGAAGGTTATGTCTTAGAGGATGTTAGAAGTTTATCGCTTGAAGATGGTATTATCACTGTTGTCGCTGGGGAGAGCGTAGCTATAGATTTAAGATCTTATGATAACGACGCAAATAAAGCTAGTAAAACCTTGGCAACTGTAGTTGGTCCTACAGATGACGGTGGAACAACAAAGGGTAGTCTTGGATCGCACTCTGGAGGATCTGTAACATATACAGCTGATACAAATGTAACTAAATATGATGTTGGAAAAATTATAACTTTCACGTACAAAGGTACGGTCTCAGCTGTAGATAGTGATCCAGCAACAGTATATATAATGATAACTTAATATGCCTATAATAACAATTAATTTTAGTGATGTAGTACAAAGTTCTGTTCAAATCAACGACATAGCTTATTATGTACCAGTGTCTCCTCAAGGAGGTTTTGATACTCAAAACAACGATATAGTGAAAATTGGTAGAATTAGATCTGTTGGTATAATGAGTATAACTTGTGATATAGATTCTAGTACGGTACCACCAACACCGTATAATCCAAATAGTAATACTAATGATCTCATCATGTTTAGTAAGGATAATGCCGCTAATATGAAGAGTTTATTGGGCTATTATGCTAAGATACAATTAAAAAATGATTCAAAATTAGAATCTGAATTATTCACGGTAGAAGCGGATTTCTTTGAGAGTAGTAAATAAACACTAAAAACTGTGACTATATTGATATAAATTTAATCAAATGTCAAGTGAAAACGAAATAACAAAAAAAGAACAAAAACTACAAAGAAGAGGTGGTATAATGGATTTACAAGAGCACTTAATGCAATTTGTAGATGGTGAGAATGTAGTTGAAGGGGATACAGAGGTTTTTCCGTTAAAACATACCTTTACAGACGGTATATATATTAGGCAAATGTCTATGAAAAAAGATTCGTTTGTAATAGGTAAAATACATAAACACAACCATGTTTGGTTTTTGTTAACTGGAAAAATATCTGTTGTTGATGAAAATAATACAGTTGATCATATAGCGCCTTGCTATGTAGAAGCACCCGCTGGATCTAAAAGAATGATATACGCACACGAAGATTCTATATGGGTAAATGTACATGCTAACCCTACTAACACTAGAGATTTAAAAGAGTTAGAGGAATTAATTATAGCTAAAGATTATGAAGAATTTAACAATGAAAAATAAAATACTATGAGTTTTGTAATGTTAGGAGTAGCGGTAGTAGGAGGAGCTACGCAAATAGGAATGGCCCTTGCTGGTTCTAGAAAAAGAAAAGAAGAACAACGTCAAGCTAATATGGAGTTAGCTAAGCGTAAAGCTGCGTTTGAAGGATTGGATACTAGTAATCCATACGCTAACCTAGAAAATACTTATGAAGACTTAACTGTAAACACACAGCAAGCTGAATTTATGGCACAACAGAACGCTCAAAACCAAGCCAATATCATGTCTGGAATGAATCAAGCGGCAGGAGGATCTGGAGTTGCTAGTATGGCTCAAGCTTTGGCAAATCAAGGACAATTAGCTACTCAAAAGTCAGCTGCTAGTATAGGTTTACAAGAAGCCACAAATCAAAAATTAATGGCACAGGGCGAGGCTCAAGTACAACAACTACAAGGTAAAGGGCAGTATATGAGTCAACAAATGGAAAGAAGTAAAGTATCAAGTTTACTTGGTATGGCTCAAACTAGACGTTCTGAAGCAGACGCTGCGAGACAAGCGGCTAGAGATCAAGTTTCCGCTGGTATAGGTACTATAATGGGCGGAGTAGGTGGAGCTATAGGAAAAGGAATGACAGGTGGACAAGGTGGTTTCTGGGATAACATGAAACATCCCGGATCAGAGTTTGGAGCGGATCAATTCCAATGGAATAAATAATAAATAACATGGCAGAAGATAATTTAAAGAAAATATTAGGTGGTGTTACAAAGATAACACCTTTTAAGCAGGCTAAACACGGGTCACAAGGTTACAACTACGGTGGTGAAAGTTCTCTTACCGCTGGTACTTGGGATGTTAAATCTGCAATGGATCCATTACTTAATCAATTCAACAAGAAAATGGAGGATTCCTCTAAGGGGAAATGTCCTGAAGGTTACGAGTTGAAAGATGGTAAGTGTGTATTAAAAGATAAAGATACAGATAAAGATAAAAAGAATAAAGAAGAGTCTAAATGTGATTGTGAGGAAAATTATTTATTCAATGATCCGTGTTACGAAGAGTGTAAAACTGACGAAGACGAAGAGTTTGATGGCGAGTGCGACTGTTGTGGTAAGGACAAAGATGCAAAAAATGACGAGAGCCACCCATGTTATTCTACATGTTTTTGGGAAGATTGTCCTGAAGGCATCGATGATGATACAGACAAATGTCCAGATACTCAAGAAGAACAACAAATGTGTGCTGCCGGAGACTATGGACCTGGATGGGTTTGGAATGACGAAACGTGTGATTGTGAACCAGAGCCAGAATCAGAGTCAGAGCCAGAGCCGGAGCCAGAACCAGAGCCAGGTCCAAACACAGAAGGTACTGATGGTGGAGATGGAACTGCAAACGTAATAGGATCAGAAGGAAATCCTTATAGCAACGCTTCTGAAATGTTAAATAGCGAGCAATTTGCAAATGCAAATGTTGGAGACGTTTTAAATATAAAAACCTCTGGACCTAGTAGTGTTAGATCGGAAGGTTCAACATATAATGGACAAAACTACTCTTATGACGGTGGTAAAATCGTGAAGACGGAAAATGGATTTGCTCAAGTTGGTACAACTGGTGTTAGCGTTAGGGGTGGTGTTGTAAACCTAGAAAGTTCTTCTGAGTGGGAAGAACAAGAAAACGGTATGATGGTTCAAACCAAAAAATTCCAACATAAAGTTGGTATGAAAAACGGTTATAATATCGACAATATAAAAGATAATAAATATATAAACAAAAAAGGTAAACTTAAATCTCCATACAACGAGAAATACAAGGATGGTACTCCAAAATATATTACCCAAACTGTTGGTGATAAAATTCACGTTATCAAAAACGTGGTTAAAAAAGGGGCAGCAAAAAGCAAAACACAGGTAGAAGACGAAAGATTAGAGCAAGAAAACGAGCAAAAAATAATGCAACCGTTGTTGGAAATGTATGATAAATACAGGGGTAGTGTTGGTAATTTTCTCGCGGATTTTGAATCTGGAGAACACGATGGATGTTTGACTAATCCAAACGGCGGTGAGGAATTTTGCATTAAAGGACACGGGAGCTTAAAAATTACACGTAAAGAAAAAGAAAAGCTTCAAAGAATATTTAAAGAAATACAATCCTATCAAAATAAGACTAAAGCTAGAGCGAACTATATACCAAACATAGGAGACGGTCCAATGGAAATGGAGCAGGATTCGCCATTAGATAAACGTGTTAAGGAATACTTAGTTAATGAAAGCCAAAAGTTTAGATCTCCATTTGAACAAAATATTCAAGATAATAAAATTGTTTCGAGAGACACGTGGATGCCATCACATGTAACTATTGCGCCTGATCAATTAAATTCGCCAATGAAACAAGATGTCAGCGGTGAAGAACCACCAGTTGAAGGCGGTCAGTTGCCAACAGTAGAGGTTGGAGAAGGAGCCGGGGTTAATTCAGAAAATGAACTATGGAATATATGGAAAAAGATACACGCTGAAATAGATACTAAGCTAGCTACTTTTAATTTTGAAAAATGGATTCCAGGTGATAAAGCTAAAAAACTGTTTTCTGGGGCAACCATTGGTAACTTTACAAAGTTTTTAGAAAAAGTTAAAGAAGGAAAAGTAGCGGCGATAAAAAACAAAGACAAGGAAACGCAAGCTAAAATAGATACTTCTTTTCAAAACTTTATACAACAAGCAACGGTTGAGGTGCCAGCTAAATATCAAGCATGGACCGTTGCAATGGGTGGTGGAGAAGGTGAACTCTCTGGGGCACCAACTATGTCTCTTGGTAATCATAAAATAAGTGCCATGAGAGACAATTTATTTTTCATGTCTTCTGATTTATCAGATGATATTTCTCCAGTTATAGATGTTATGGAGGATGGTTCTCTAGCTGTAAAATTAGGTAACTCACCGGCCGTGAGACTAAATGAAATAGGTTCCACTTTCTCTATAGACTTTATTGCTAAGAAAAGCTTTCTAGACTTTTTAGCTATCAATGAACAGGATGCTATAGCTGGTAAACCTGTAAATGAAAAGAAAAATCTAGGAATAGCTAAACAAATATTTGGTAATAATATAAACACCGCTTTATCTGGAATGTTTGATCAGTTTTACGGAGAGTCTTTATACGATTCTTTACCTCCAAACGCTGGTACTTGGATGCATCCAGAAAGCAATGATTTTGACGCGGAAAGAGTTATTAACGAAGTTATAGGTTATTATGCTTACAAACTAAACGAGGCTCACATGAGATCTGTTCCAAAGGTAGATCTAACTGAAAATCCTGCGGCTATGAGTGCTGCTGAAATAATTAACAAACTATCATAATGATTGTAGCAGAAGAGAAAGAGCTAGAAAAGATAATTCAAGCAATGAAAGATGATCCCAATCCACAGGGATCAGGGGAAAACGGCGCTTATACAGAGCAAGATTACGCTAACGTTATAGCTGAATGGAAAGCTAATAATGTTCACCCCGCTGTCATTGAGAATGACAAGATACCTCACATTGAGATAGATGAGGTTCTTATAGAAAGTGAAAAAACCAATCCACATGTGTTAACTTCATTTGATCCCGTGTTGTCAAGCCAAGTTTCTTTAAGCGGATTTGGAGACTTTGACGGCCAGGTTAAAAATATAGTACACGAGAGAAACTCTGGAGTACGAAACTCAGATAGAGAACAGTTTGATATTAATTACAATCCTACGTTTGAAACTGTACCGAATACACTTATACAACATTACCCGGAATATAATATCGATGGTTTTAGAAGAGAAGTTGAAAACTTACCAGCCTTTAACTACACTAAAGATGATATAGTATTAGCAAGTAGTTGGGAAAAAACAAGAACTCAATTAGATGATATTTATAAAAACGAAATGGCATTTGATGAGACGGCTTGGGCTTTTGATTTAAATATTGTAAACGAAAAAGATGGAAAAATACAAGGCGCTAATAGTTACAATGTAGATCTCTCTACAACGGGTGAATTTTTACTAAACGGTTTTGAGGACTTTTTAGAAGGGGATTTAACTGGAAGAACAGCTCCCAACGAGCTAAATCTAAAACTTATTGGAGAAGAGGTACCTGAGGGCTTTAGACAGTTTACTAAAGTGGGTAACCTATTATATGTTGACGATGGAAAAGGTGGTTTGGTTAGGGAATATGAAACAAAAGGTAATCACGGAAAAATGCCTGATGGTGCGATAGACGCTAATAATTCTCGTTATCACTTATCCCATAAAAAAGATTTTAAAAAGGATCTAATAGACTTCTTTATGAAAAAGTTTAACTTTGTTGAGAGATGGCAAGCAGAGGAGGTATATGATTTATATTATGATTTCTTAAACGGAGAGGATGTACGTGACGAGTTAATAGAAAAACTAAAATACGATCCATCTTTCGAGAAAAAACTTGACGGTGAGAAACGATTATTAGAGAGTATATATCGAGCTAAACTACATAATGAATTTAATCAGGGATTAAGTGAGCTTGAGATAAAAAAATACATGTCTTTAGTTGGTGGTGTACACCCGGGTTATATAACAAGAGACGGTATGTTTGGTATAGTACCTATGAAAGAAGTTTCTATAGCAGAAGAAGCAATGGAAGATCATGAGGTTCCTTTTTTAGATATGTTCTTTAGTGTAGAGCTTATTAAAGATGAAAATGGACGTCTTCCTGAAGAGGAAGGTTATATCCCTACGAAAAGCTACAAGAGAAACTATAAAATATTTGAGTACAGCGAAGAAGACGGAGAAGAGGTGTTTGAGGACACTCCTTTTGGAGATATATTTTATATAACTCAACATAACATGCAAGATGATCTGGACGAGGTAGGTCAGTTTGCTGTTGGCGGTTTATTTGATGTGCTTAAATTCACACATAGAGGTACAGGTGCGGAATTTAATCTTATTGTCGGTGGTGAAGGTGGTTGGGTAGGATGGAAAGATATGACGTCTAGCGAAAAGCAAGAGCACTTTGATAGATTTATGAAGTTTCTTAGAGAAAATATAACAACTGATGATATAGGAAACAGTTGGCAGCAAAAAATGGACTCTTCAATAGCAGATTGGGAAAACACATATAATGAGATTGTAGAGCTTAGCGACGACCAACAAGAAAATGTTGATGCTATTGATGTAGAAGATGTCAAAAAAAGAAGGATATATGTTGATGGAAGGCCATCAAGAACCATGACAGATGAATTTGGTATTACAACAACTATTCCTGGATACGAAGGTTACTGGAAGACTGTAGACGCGGAATATCCAAATGCCGTGCCACAAGCGGAAAAGCTTTTACAGGACATGATCGATAAGGGTACTATTGACTATAACAAAGAAACTAATAGTTTTATAAGACACACTCCAAATGAGAATGGATGGGCACAAACAGAAGAGATACCATGGGATGATTATGTTTTAGAAGTAGCCGTATTAATAGCTAAACAAGAGCTTACGTACGAGTACCACAAGCATAACATGAACGAGTACGATGATGAAACTGGTGGTTGGTTTACTAGAGGTGACGCTGAAGATATAGCTCACTTTGGGGAAGCTGTAGCTGATGACTACTGGAGAGATAGAGTTGTTGATTATCAATCTTGTAGGTTTACTCTTATGAACCAGAAGGGTGTGTTAATGAAAGATGTTATGCACTATGTAAACACTTTCCAAGATCCAGACGCTACCTTTGAAATAATACCAGGTGAAGAGACCGTTATATTAGAAATAGATTTTGAGGGAGATATAGGAACAGTAAGAAAAGAAATACCGGTAAGGATTCAAAATAAGTTTTTATCAGACGTTACAACGATTCAAAGATTAGAAAAGGAAATAGCATTATTATCCGAAAAAGAAAACTTTGCATATAATCAACTACAGAGTTTAGATTACATTATAGATCTAGCTTTAATTGATTATAATGCTGTAACTAATATTCTTACTAATCTAGGTTTTGCCACATTAGATATATTTACGGGGTTAATGGAATTTAGTTTTGGTTGGGTTGATCGTTTAGCTGGCGGAGATGGTATACTTTTTAAAGAATATAGTAGTTATAAAAAAGCTATAAAATCTAATCAATATCTAAAATCATTCACAACAGAAGATAACGACGTGTTGGACTTTTTAGAAGCTGGATTTTCTGCTTTAGCTGAGGCAGCTCCACATATCTTAGTGGTTGTTGCTGTGTCTGTAGCTACTGGTGGAGCTGGAACTGTACCGGCTCTACTAGCTATGGGTGGTACTAGTCTATCTGTTGGTGGTACTTGGAAAGCAGATCAACTATTAGTCAATCCAGACTTACACCAAGGAGAGTTATATCTAAAAGCTACGGGATATGCTCTTGCTGAATTTTGTGGGGAACTATTTAAAATACCTGGCATTAATAAGCTACAAAAAATGCTTACTAGGAGCAAGATAACCGGAAAACTTGACAATATACCAAACGAATTTGTTTATCTAACTAAAACTCAAAAATTAACACACGGAGCGCTTGAGTATGGTAAAGTAGTTCTTCAGCAGAATGTAGGTGAACTATTCACAACAAACGCGCAAACACTTATAGATCAAGGTAGATTTGCTAATAGCGACGAGACGTTAGAGACGTTAGGTGGTAGTACTTTTGTGTCTACTATATTTTTTGGCGTGCCACTAGCTGTAAACGCGTATAAATCACACAGCGTAAATCCTGAATTAAAAAAGAATATTAGAGCCAAACTTGAACAATCACATAGTGTTAGACTGGAGATAAAGCAGTATGATAACTTAATAAAAAATGGTAAAGTTTTAAATCCAAAAGAACAACAGGAGTATGATGGTTTAAAGAAAACCTTAAATGAAATAGATACAGATCTAAGCGTTTTAGTTAACGAGGCTGAGGCTAATTATGAAAAACTAACTATAGCAGGTAGACGACATTATACAAAAACCTTAAGAAGACTTTGGGAAATACAAGAAGAAGCTACAAACATATATAATAACACAAAGTTATCTTTAGATGACAAACAAAAACTATTAGAAGTATTAAAAGTAGAGTTTAATATGCTTCAAGATGCTGCCACTGTGTTTAGAAGTGAAACACATCTTGGGGATGTTGGTAGATTATTTGTAGAGGGTAATGCTAAAGAAAACCAATCTGAAATAGCTGATTTAAAGAAAAGAGCTAAAAGAAGTCTAAAAGAGCAGGGTGTAAAAAACCCAACGCAAAAACAAATAAACGAAGAAGCTGCCATACTTAAAAACATGGATTTAATCGAAGCGGATTACTTTGTTAAGCGTAATATTACTAAAGATGTTTACGATAGTTTATTTGCAAGAAGTAAAAAGGACGGTGTTCAACTTGTTAAAGATTTCTTTAAAAAAGAACTAAAAAAGCTAAAAAAGAAATATAAAGATAAAGAGAATAAAGACAAGTTTAATGAAATTAAGGATCAACTAAAAGCTGAAGAAAGTAGACTTATTTCAAATATTAAAGACGGGACACAAAATGGGACTACGTTTAAGTCTCCCGTGGATGGTAAAGTAACAACGTTTGACTTTTTCCGTAATCAAGCTGAGAACGGTAAAACAGAAACAAGAACTCACGAGGAAGGACATGCTGCTTTTTGGGTTACTTTAAATTTAAATCCAGAAGAGTTTGGCCCAATGGCACAGGCTATATATCAATGGGTTGTTGATAATTATGGTGAGGGAACCAAAGGTTTATACTGGAAAATATTTGGTATGAACCCAGGTATACAACAAAAAGGACATCCAAATTACGCACCGGAAGAAGTTGTTATGAAGTTTTTTGAGGAGGTTGCTAAGGGTAACGTAGATAAACTTGTTGAAATGAGGATTCCAGGTGGAGGAACTCAAAAATTTAAGAGAGGGGAAAATAACGATTGGATAAAAAGCAAACCGGAAAACAGAGGGTTTTTAGGTGCGTTACAAGCTTTAATGAACTTCGGTATGAAGGAGTCTACAGATGGAAAATTCACGGAGTTTGATTTTTCTGGAGCTGATAATATATTAGACTTTTTAATAGGATTAGGTCATAAAATAAAAGATGGAACACTTACACAGGCAGACCTTGACGCTATAAAATCAGCTAAGGTAATAAAAGATCTAAAAAACGAAACAAAGAAAAAAGTCAAAAACGATGCCGAGCTAACAAAAGACGATAGAACACCCAATGTTACTATAGCGGATCAAATATATAGAGACAAGGGTATTGCTGGTACTTGGGAAATTATGGAAAGCTACAACAGTTATCTTAGAGGACTTATAAATGTTTACTCTTATGTGCCAGACTTTAGTTTACATAAAGACATTATATTTGAAGAGCTTAGAATTGACTCTGAAAAGAAAAGAGGTTTATATACGTTAATACAAAATTTTGACTCTAGAAGTGCTGATTACGTACTAGAAGACGGTTCTACCGTAAAGGTGTTATTTAGTAAAAAAGGATGGGTTAGAATAAATGGGGAGAAAATAGATCAATTAAAAGGCAAAGATGTAATGGACGTACAAACCTACGTAACAAAAAACTTTGGCCCGATTGCTCAAGTAAATCCAGTTCCGCTTTCTGGTTATATATTCTCTATTTTACCAGACAGAGTAAAAGAAATAGCAGAAAGACACCTTCCTTTTGAAGGGGCTATGGTTAGGCCAGATCCAGGTCCAGCGGGGCCTGTAATTCCCGAGCAAATTGTTGAACCTGAAGACGTGGAGTTAGAATCAAGTATAGATATAGAGCTAGGAAAATGGTCTCAAATATTGGGCATCACAGATGAGATGAAACAACAGGTGATTGAAGAGGTTAGAGAGATAATGCGAGAATTAGGTATCCCTGAGGGTTCTAAGAAATGGAGAAACGAAATGCAGAAGTATTTCGCAGAAGCTTTTAAAGTAAGAATAAGAGCTATAATAGGAACTCAAGCCTCTGGTAAGTTTGATGCTTGGTTAAGAAGTGAAGTTATAATAGACGGGCAAAAGATTACTGTAAAAGAAGCTTTGATAGACTACCTTGCCGTGAAATATAGATCTAGCTTTCCTATAATGTCTAACGATGGTGGTAGAATGAGCGTAGACGAATCCCATAAAGCTCAAGTTGAAACACCTGGCGCTTGGGTTACTGATACAAAAGGTGGTAATACAATATGGGTTAAGGATTATGACGTTAACATCGATAATTTTGTTGACTTTTTCGTTAAAGGCAAGCCAGATGAGAATGGGATACATAAGAGAAACAACAAAGGTCAGTACTCAGACACTCAATACAAAGCTCTAGTAGATTCTATAGCGAAAGAACTAGGTTTAGACGCTGTAATGGAAGCTATGCCACCTAATCTTGAAAACCATATTAGTAAAATAAGCCAAATAATAGACAGAAATCCTAACTTAAAAATGGACATAGAGGGTGTTATTTATCAAGCCCCACCAGATTTTAACAAAAAACTATTTGAACAACAAATATCCAAAATACATAGTCTAGTACTAGATGATGATATCGATAACGTTATAAACAGATCAACTATGACTGTTATAGGTAAAGAAAATGATTTTACCACGTTTGAGGTAGCTAATTATGTAGATGCTTATAATAGAGGTATAGTAGAAAGTGGTAGTTCTGTAAGGTTTAAACAAGGTATTAAAGAAAGTAAAGTTATACCTGACTTCTTAAAAGATCTTTATAAACAAGATGGGGTTTTAAGAAACAACAATGAGGTGTTAGACCGATTACACGAAGACATGTCTAATCTAATAGTTTCGTTAGGCCCTGAAATAATGGGTGTGATAGGTTACGCTGGGTTCGGTTATAGCTTAAGGGTTATGGATCCAGCTAGTAAGAAGTTCACGGATAAAACAAAACAAGTACAGTTGTTTGACCATAATGGCAACCCTGTTGAGGGTGATTACTTTAGAAAATTAGAAGAGTTAAAAGCTAGAGTGGCAGCCTCTAGTATTCCTACTAATATAAAGTTAGAGGCTATTAGACTTATGAATAAAAACTTCAAATTATTCAAATCTATCGATAAAATACAAAAAGGACCTGGGACGGCTAAAGAAAAGTACGATTTAATAATGGCTAAACACGGCGCTGAAATACAATCTGCAAATGAAGCTAATATTCAACTCGCTACACACATAACAAAAACCCTTCTTGATAATGTTGCTAACGGTAATGTAAGCCCAATTAGCGCTTTTCATTTCTTACAAATACAAACTGGATTAATATCTGGTTTTAGAGGTTTATCAAGGTTAGACTTTTTGGAATTAAAAGATGGAGAGTTATCTTATAATGCTAAAGGTGAACATGTGGGGGTTAACAGCAACACTATGTTAAAGATAGCCGAGTTAATGTGTCGTTATGTAAAATTTGATGAAAACGGTAATGTTATTAGCGTAGATAATACCATAGATTTAGACGCTGAAATAGCAGAAATACTTAGGTATCATACTCAACTATTAGGCGATAAGAAAACTATGGACAAGATGGATAAAAATCTTGGTAACACTAGCAATAAAAATCTTCAAAGAATAGAAGAAGGCCTACCAGTTTCAGATCAAAAAAATATTTATAATTTAGATTTTAAAAATAATCCAAAAGAAAACGCTATAGATTATGAGGTGTCTAGAAATGTTGAGAATATTAACAACGAGTCATCAAAAAGATCTGTAAGGCAAAATAAAAGAAATACTATTATAAAAAATTCTTTAGAACTTACGCTTCCAGATTTAGGAGCAAGTGTATTTGATTTTGATGGAACAGTTGGCGAAAGTGACAATGTTGTTATAGCTACTAAAGATGGTGCTAGAAAAGAACTGGATGGTGTTCAATGGGCAGAAGAAGGATTAACATTAATACAACAAGGTTGGGAAATGGATTTTTCTGACTTTAACAATATAACAAATGGTATTTTAGGTCCTTTATGGCCTAAACTAATAAACCAACTTATAAAGTATGGACCAGCAAATGTATACATATTAACAGCTAGAGCACCTGAAGTGCAAGAAGCTTTGTTTGATTTTATAAATAAAGAAATAGACAAGTATAACGAAGAGAACGGAACTAACGTTCCACATATGTTAAGGGAAAATATAGTAGGTTTAGGCGATAGTACTGGCGAGGCAAAGGCTGATTGGATAGAAGACAATCTAATATTTAATGGTGTTAATGATATATATTTTGTTGACGACATGCCTGAAAATGTACAAGCCGTGGGTGATAGAATGAAACTATATCCTCCTGGTGTTATAAAGGACGGTGGTAAATCAGTTATAGTAAAAGATGATAAATGGGAGTTTGACAAAGAAAACTGGTTAAGAGATCTTATGGAGGAGGTTACTGGCATACCTAGTTTTAAAAAATACTCAGAAGTTAATGCTAAAATAACTGGTAAAAGAAAAGGTTGGTTTAAATTTATGTTACCACCAAATGCTCAGGATTTAAGAGGTCTACTTGAAAATTTTATTCCTAGAGGTAGACAACACGAGGTAACTAGAGAACGTTTTGAAGAATTTATAGACACTTATGTTAATGGCATGAGTAGCTTGAATAAGGCTAGAGTTGAAATGGGTAAAAGGTATAAAGACCTTAAGAAAATGATGCCTAAAATCCGTAAGATATTAAAGAAGAAAGTACCGGGATCAAAATTAACTCATGAGCAAGCTGTTAGAGTTTATATATGGAGCGAGATAATGGGTATTGACATGACACAATACGGTTTATCATCCGGTGATATAAAGTTATTGACAGATGCTGTTAAGAGTAACGAGCAATTAAGACTGTTTGCTAACGCTATGCCTGGTGTTATCGGTTTAAAGGGTAATCAATATGTTAGGCCTTCTGAAAATTGGCTAGCTGGCAATTTACTTACTGATATGCATAGAGCACATCAGTTTGATGGTAGGGAAGATTATCTGGGACCTTTTATAGAGATGAAAAATGAATTGTTTTCACCTCAAAACTTAATAGACATAGAAGCTAGATTTGGACCAGCTGTTAGAAACAATCTGGAGAAGATATTGTTTAGAATGGAGAATGGTTATAGAAAAGGTTCTAAAACTACAGATGGATTGGTTAATAATTTTATGAGATGGATAAACAACTCAGTTGGTGCAATTATGTTTACCAATATGCGTTCTGCTACGTTACAGTTGCTTTCTACGTTTAACTACATAGACATGGAAAACAACACTATTGTTAAAGCAGCAGCACAATTTGCTAATCCAAAGAAATTTTTCAATGGAATGATGGAATTATACCGCTCAGAGTTTATTCAAACAAGATTGTTTGGTAACATGATGGGTATAAATGAAAAAGATATAGCTAGAATAGTAAATAGTAGCGATCCATTTAAGGCTTTAATATCGCACTTAGTTAACTTAGGTATAGCGCCAACAAAAATAGCTGATGCTACAGCTATACTTTTAGGAGGTACACCTTATTATTTAAACCAAATAGATTATTATCTAAAAGAAGGTTATACCCAGGAAGATGCTAAACGTATGGCATATAAAGATTTTGTGAAAGCCACACAAAGAAACCAGCAATCAGGTGAAGAACACATGACATCTAATCTTCAAAATGAAGATTTAGGTAAAATTATATTTGCGTTCAAAAACACACCTATGCAATATGTTAGGGAGATAAACCTATCGTTTAAAAAGATATACAAGTGCCAAGGTGATTTTAAGGCAGAAATAGCTAATATAGCTTGGTATGGTGTTGTACAGAGTTTCTTATTTACATTTTTACAACAAGCTGTATTTGCGTCTTTAGATGCGGAAGATGATGAGTGGAGAAAGAAAGAAGATAAACTAGTACAAGGTATGATCGATAATCTTCTTAATGGTATGGGCTTCGGTGGTGTAGTCACAGCCACTATGAAAAATGGTGTTATAACATATAACATTCAAGAAGAAAAAGGTTGGAACGCTGATCACACATATACGATATTAGCATTTGCAAATATGTCACCTAGTATAGGTAGTAAACTTAGAAAAATATACAGCGCTATAAAGACGAAGCAAATATATGGTGATGCTATAGATGAGATGAAGTGGTATGATCCACATAATCCAGAGTGGGCGGTTACAGCTTCTTTAATAGAAGCCTTCACAAATATACCTACAAGTAGACTATATCAAAAAACTGTTAATGTTGAGACAGCTATAAACAGTATTATTGCAAAGGCGTATAAAAACTCTGATGGAACAGAAGAGGGTATGGAACTTGCTTTCTGGCAAGAATTAGCACTGTTCTTAGGTTGGAACACTTACGACTTAGGTATTGACAGCGAATCCAAGAAAGTTGCTAATGAAATAAAGGACGCATTAAAGAAGACTAAAGAAAAAGAAAAAGAAAATTTAAAAGACCAAAAAGACGAAGAAGAGCATATAAATACAACTGTGAAAGAACAGTTAATAGAAGCCAACAAAAGAGAAGAAGAAGGTAAACCTAAGAAAGAGGTTAAATGTTCTAACTTTAAAAATGGTAAACAATGTAAAGTTTTAGTGCAGAATCCTGGGGACTTCTGTAGCTACCACGATCCAGACCAATCTAAAAATTATACTTGTGGAGCACAGAAGACTAGAGGTGGTACGTGTAAGATAGAAACCAACAACTATCATGAGGAAAATGGAAAGATGGTAAAATCGGGTTGTTATTTACACAATGATATAAAATAATAATTGGTAAATAATTAAAGTTTTAAGTGATTATATTAAGTAAATAAAAATAAAAATGGCAAAAGAACTAAACGAGGACACCACGTTTAAAATGAGTGTCAAAACTATGGTTGCTTTGGGATTTGGTATCGCTACCTTAATAGCGGGTTGGTACTCGTTAATGGCAGAAATACAAGAAGCTAAAGAACAACCTGTACCTGTAGACGTTACAATAATTAAAGAAGAGATTTTAAAAGAAATTCCAGAGGCTGAAATTACTAGAATGGAATTTGATATGAAAGATCAAATGATAAGACAGAGTATCATAACTACTCAGCAAGACGTTGAAGAAATTAAAAAATCTATTGAAAAAATAGAAGACAAACTTTATAACAGATGAAAAATTCAAATATAACTTGGAAACTATTCAGCATGTATTTACTAATCATAGTGTTTATGTTGTTTGGTAGTTCAGTTTTTGGACAAGTAGAAGTTGTTCAATATAATGCTAAATGGAATATTGCTAATAACGTTGAGTGGTGCACTTCTAAACAACTAACAGACTGTAAGGTGTCTTATGTGGATATAGGTGAAAATCCAAAAGCCCAAAAAAAACACAGTGTTGTGGTTGTGCCTACCATTATTATATTTAAAGACGGGGAAGAAGTTGTTAGATTTCAAGCTGATTTGAGTTTTAAGATGTTAGCTACAAGGGAAGAGGTGCAAGAAGAAATAGATGAGCAATTAATGGAAGATTTTTAATATGGCTTTTAAAATGCGAGGTTTTACACCTTTTACACAAACAAACCCTTATGGATGGAGTGATTTAGAATATGAAAGAGTTAAAGAAGATACTATAGATAAGCTAAATCAATATAAAGAATTATCTACTACAAATCCTGATGGACATACTTTAGATTATGGCGAAACGCCAGATGATAATTCAGGTGTTACTAATAAAGTAAAATATGATGAGTTGGTAGAGTATGCTAAAGAAATAAATATAGATTGGCCATGAAAAAATTAATATTATTATTATTATTACCATTTGCTTTACTTGGGCAAAAAAACTTAGTTGTTCATATAACTACAGACTCATACCCAGGTGAAACATACTGGATATTGATGAAGGATTCTTTATATGGGGATACTATAGCAGAGGTATCGTCTGGTCATTATACGTCTCCAAACACTACGTATACAGACACGGTTGTTTTGGCAGACAGTTTAACAGATATAACCTTTTTAATAAGGGATACATACGGCGATGGGATAATGGCCCCTGGTAATTTTTATATTTCTATTTGTAGTGATACTGTCATTTCTGTTCCTACTCCTAATTTTCAAAATGGTATGTATTGGAATAGATCAATTCCTAATTGCTTAGCAAACCCACCACCGGGACCATGCGTTCCTATGTTGGTAAATATAAATCTCGATCAATTTCAAAGTGAAACTAGTTGGGATATAAAAGACACAATGGGTAATGTACTGTTCGCGGGAGGACCCTATACAAACGCTCCTGATTACGAACCACAATTCATTCCAATTTGTGCTCCTTTAGGAAATCTAACTTTTACGATATACGATTCTTATGGAGATGGTTTAAATGGAAGTTTGTGGGGAGGACAAGACGGCTCTTACTATGTGCTGCAATGTGGAGATACCTTAGTATACGGTAATGTACCAAGCTTTGGGACAGATTCCACACACGTGTTCACTTCTGACACCTGCACACCGCCACCTCCAATTCCAGGCTGCATGGATGAGAACTACTTAGAGTACGATCCATCAGCTACCGTAAGCGATAGTAGCTGTGCTACTTTAAAGATATTAGGTTGTACTGACTCAACAATGTTTAATTATGACTCAACAGCTAATTACATGGATTATGTAGATAGTTGCGACTACACACTTATATTACATGATTTAGTTGGTAACGGTTGGGTAGGGAGTAGATTAGAAATATATCAAGGTGATACCTCTGTATTTTTCTTGAGCTCCGGTTTTACTCAGCAATTTACTTTGCAATTAAAAGCTCCTGAAATAGTAAGAGCTAAGTTTTTCGTAAGCGCTCAAGCTTCTGGTACTGCTTTAGAATGTGGTTTTACTTTAGTAAACCCAATGGGTGACACAGTGTTAAGCGTGACACCACCTTTTATACAGCCTTTCTTTACTTATGTAGGTAGCACGTATTGTGGAACGGAGTGTATTGAGATTATTGAAGGTTGTATGGATTCAACAGCATTCAATTATGATAGTTTGGCTAACACGTCTGATAACTGTTATTATTATCCGGGTTGTATTAGCCCAGCATATTTAGAGTATCATGTAGACACTACAAATGGATATTATACTGATTATAACATTCAAGATAGTTGTCAAACCTTAGTTGTATTCGGGTGTATGGATTCTACTATGTTTAATTACGATTCTAGTGCAAATGTAAATAGCGGTTGTATACCAATTATTATGGGATGTATGGAGAGTTTAGCTTTTAATTACAATCCATTAGCAAATACGCCTGATACTTGTATACCTTATATTTATGGTTGTACAGATCCAACAATGTTTAATTATGATGAAACGGCTAACACTGACGATGGGAATTGTATACCACATGTTTATGGGTGTACTGATTCTACTGCTTACAATTACGATCCAAGTGCTAATTCAGATAATGGTTCTTGTGTGGAAATTATTGTGGGTTGTATGGACCAATCGGCTTATAATTACGATATTCTTGCTAATGTTCATGATAGCATTTCTTGTCTTTTCGCTGCTACTTGTGCCACTGGCCCTGGAAATCCCTACTGGTTAAATGATCCGTGTTATGCTTGGGTAATATCAGTAGATGACTATTGCTGTGAAAACGAATGGGATGAAATATGTCAAGCAACTTATAACTATTGTGAAGGAACCTGGACAGGCCCTTTACCAAAGAGATATGATAAAAAACTTATAGCGGTTACAGATTTATTAGGTAGACCTATAACAAATATTAGAAAAAACGAGCTTCTATTTTTCATATATGATGATGGAAGCACAGAAAGAAAATTAATAATAAACAAATAAAAAATAAAAATTATGGCAGTAATAACACCAACATTAACGTTGACTTCAAATGCTTCTACCGCGACTACTAATCCTGGTCCGTTAAGTGTAGCTTTGTCTTTGTCAGCAACAGACACTTTAACTGTAGACACGGTCGAGGCATCTACTATAACACCTTCGACAACACATTCGTTGCTTTTTGATGGTAGCGCTAAAGACGCTGGCTCAGAGGTAGCTGGTACAAATGGGGGATTCTTGTATATGAAGAATACTTCCCCGTCAGATCACGATGTTTACATAGGTATAGAAGCAGATAGCGCTAGTCCAACAGCGTTAGAAGGCAACGCAGATGCGCAAAGGCTTTTTACTTTAAAACAAAACGAATTTTGTTTCTTACCGTATGATTATACTATGGATATAACTGTAGATTCTGAAGATGCAACAGCTACATTAGAGTACTGGTTATTCAACAGAGGGTAAAATGAGAAAATTATTAATATTATTATTAATATTTCCTTTACTTTGTTTTTCTCAAGAATCTAAATTTAAGAAACAATTTAAATTCTCTACTTTTTATGGTGCTGTAAATGGCGGTACCTCTATATCTGACGTAGAATCGTTTTCTGTAACAGACGGATTGTCTACTACCAATATCAAAACGCCTTTTGATTATAACTTAACTTTAGGAGTTAGAAAAATAGCTAGGTTTGGATATGAAAATAAAGCTCAAACGTTTTATGATGGTACGGAATCTAATTACAGCGACGCTGCAACTATAGGTAAAATAAAAGGTACAGAGTTTCTATTTGAAGTAGACTACAAAAGACAAGAGGGCGTAGAGTATTTAGATCAACACCATTTTATTAGGTATGTCGCTAAAAACTGGAACGCTAAAGTAGAATATTTAAAAGATGGTTTTGCTGATGTGGAGTATTATGAGGCCTCTCAAAGATATAGGTATAATTATAATGATAAATTATCGTTTAATATTGGAGCAGCTCAACGGATAGCCGAGCCATACGGATATGATCCGCTTGACGAATGGAGATTAGATAACGGTGGTATACATTATACTTACTTAGCTTTACAAGAGGGTTACAACGTAGATGTTTTTGAAGGTGAGTATTACGACCCTGACGGAGAGATTGTAGCTACATCAGCTGACGTTTGGGAACAAGTAGTTATACCGGAAGTTTTAGCTAATTATACAGATAGAAAAAGAAATGAGCTACCATCACAATGGAACTATTCTTTAGTTTTAGGATTTGATTACTATCACTATACTAAAAATTATTGGTTGCATAGCTGGGGTAACCTGCTGCCATATCATTATGATAATGGTAAAGAATATTCTTATCATAACTATAATAATGGAGAGCAGTGGTATGATTACTCAGGAGGAATTATATTTGGTAAAAAGATTAGTAAACAATTAGGTATTTTCACAGAAGGTAAATATAATAAATATTGGAATAGAGAATGGTATGATTTTAAATTAGGTATTAACTATATAATAAGATAATTATGATAAATTGGATAAACGGTTTTAAACCCGGAAACAAAAAACAAAAATACGAATTAAATTTTAGATTAGGAACATTTACAGTTTTAGAAATTAAAGCTTGTTTATTCTGCGAAGAAGGGTGTTCAAAGAAAAGATTTAGATTTATGATTTTTAATTTAGGCTTTGAAATGTAATGACAAACAAATATACTAGAGAACAAATAAAAGATACTGTAGAAGGTTTAGGATATAAATACTTTACAGGAGATAACTACGACGTAAACATTATTGGTATTAGAAATTCTGACACTAAAGGTAAAGTTACAAATTTATTTGATGATATAATAACTATATCGTTTAAAGATGAAAATGGAGACTGGAAATACTACGAGTATAATTGCACTACAGATCCGGGAGATGATTGGATGGAAAACCCTTGGATAGATAAAATAGGTTGTGCTGTATTAAAACCTGGGCAATATAGAGGTTCTCACAAACTTAGATTACATGGAGGTAAATATTTGGCTTTAGGTCAAAAGAAAGATGTAACGGTTTATAGAGACAATAATAGAAATGATAAATATGAGTTTGATGAATCCACTTGTGACACAGGTGTGTTTGGTATTAATATACATAGAGCAACCGCGTTAGAAGGTAAGACATCTACTTATGTAAACAAATGGAGTGCTGGTTGTCAAGTAATAGCATCTAATGATGATTGGTTTGCATTTTTAGAGATTTGTCAAACAGCTAGAGAGATTTGGGGTAATTCATTTTCATATACGTTAATAGAGAGTAAAAACATAGGATAATGGGATTTAAATTGAAATCAGGAAATAAAACGTCTTTTAAAATGATGGGAAGTAAAGCTCCTTTCAAACAAGATGAAATTATAACTGGTGAAGATCGTGAAAAAGATGACATTATATGGAAAGAAGAAACAAATGAGGGGGATATAGATGTTTCGGATGCGATTAGTTGGATGGATGCTGATTTAAAATCTGAAGGTTATTTAAAAAGACTAGAAAACGAACTTAAATTAAAGGGTAATGTTAAATACAAAAGAGCGCCTACTGAAGAAGAAATTAAATTAAACCCAGACGTGTCATTTGTTACGGAATATAATCCCACGTCTGAAAATATAATGGATGTAAGAACTAATAGGCTTAAAAATATAATATGGAACAAGCCAATGATGTATGATAAAGAAGGTAAGTTTATTGATTACGCTCACGCTGACCATATTAGAAAGGGTGACTCTTATAAGACTAACAGATTAATGGAATCTTCTAATGTTTATTTTTCTGATAGATATGATTGGCAAGGTGGTCAAAAGAAAAGATTACTTGACTTAGGTATTCATGAAGGAGAACACGGTATTACAGCTGGTGTTCATGGAATGTTAGAAGGAACAAAATCGATTTTAAATAAAGCGAAAGGAGGTAGTGGAGAAAGTAATCAATTTGATGATAACGAACTAGCCAAACCACAAGAGGTTTATGCTAGATATAAAGTAACACAAAAATTTTTACAAGATAGAGGTATATTTGATGCGTTTTCTGGTGAGACTTTTACAAACAAACATTATAATCAAATTCAACAGTTGATGGACGGTGTTACAGCTGATAACTTTAAAGAAAAAGGTATACCTTATGAGGTATTCACATTTTTTGGAGATGATAAAGATCATCCTCATGGGTTTAACAAAAAGTTAGATAAAAAAGATATGAAAAATATTTTCAACAACGTGGCCCAAGAACCCGGAATAGGCGGTTTTGAAGTTCAAGATGATTTTGGAGGTTCATACCGTATAACTTAAAAAAAAAGGGAGCAATTAAGCTCCCTTTAATTTTATGCAACTACGGCATTTTTTTGTTTTTGAATTTCGACTCTAATATCTTGAGCTAAACCCTTAACAATTTGCATAGATTTTCTAACTCGCGTTCCCGCAGAGTTATTACCTTCTACAAACTTCTCTGTATCAGGTATACATTTTTCAAACTCTTTTTCCATTGCTTGAAACAATTTAATTACATTATTATCGTACATAGTTATTTATTTAAAATTTATAAGATATTCCTAATTTAAATTTACCCTCTGAGTCTTCTTTCATAGACATCATGTAGCTTGGTTCAACATATAGATTGTTCCAAACACTCAAAGAGTATCCAACCCCAAAAGTCATATTTTCAGACATTTCCTCAGTTGGAGCTTGTACGGCTGCGTAACAGTTACTAAAATAGTATCTACCCCACACGTCGTACTCCTCACCGTTTTTTACAAGACCTAGTACCATGTTGTTATTAAACACGTATCCAACTCCCATATTATCAGTGATGTTTGACATTCCCCATTCTTCTCCATCTGCTGGCTCAGTCATAGTTGTCATAACCATAAATTGAGCAGAAGCAAACATTGTAGTTAAGGCTAATGCCATTGTTAAAAACATTTTTTTCATAATAATTGTTTTAGTTAAAGGCTTGTTATTTCGCAAGACCCACCAGCACAAGCCAATTCACTGGAGAGATCTGTATCATCAAACTCTTCTACGATTTTAGTTAAATTTATATCGCGTAAAGTTTTAGTCATTTTATCGTATTCTTTTTTAGTTATATCCTCAAATGGAGCCTGAGTATATGTACCACCGTCATAAGGTAAAACAGATAAACCGTTGTAATTATTTCTATTTTTCCACATCCATTCACCAGCTTTATCCCATTCTTTTTCTTTTAAACTTATTGTAGCTGAAACGTTATGAGTATTACTACCAGTTTTATGGCCAGTAGCAACCCATTCTGTAGCTACTCTTTTAACACGTTCTAAAAGATCAAAAGCAGATTCAGTTCTTACAATAGAACCTTTGGGTGCTGCTTGTGGTATTTCTATAACAGCAGTATCATGAGGCCTAAAATACTCATCTTGTACTAATTCCGGATGATTATTAATTAAGTAGTTATAAATAGCCTCGTTTTTACCCACACGCATTCTACGAATATAATACTTGTTATGCCAAGCGTGTATACCTGAAGATGTTCCAAGTACTAGAGATGTCGTACCAGCAGGTTTAACACATGTTGTTCTAGCTGCTTGGTTTATTCCTATAATTTTTGATATTTTTTTGTTTTCTGCTTTTACTATATTTGCAGCTTCCTTCATATCCAGCTGGAGCACAGCGGCACTCCCTATTCCTGTCATTGACACACCGATAAGTGCGTCTTTTTCTGTTGTTTCTTGCCATATTTCTCTTAAATAATGAAATTCTGTGTAACCAGCTTGTAATGTTCCTATAAAAGCAGCCGCAGCAACTCTATCGTTTAGTTCTTCTTGTGTGTCTACGTTAGATACGTTTACTTCACACAAATTACAAAATTGAAAAGGTCTTAACGCTATTTCACAACACGGATTAGTTCCCCAATCTTTATCGTTGTTAAAATATATACCAGGTTCGCCAGAGCCAGACAATTCAATTCGTTTCCATAAACCCATAAAGAACTCTTTAGTAACCTTATGTCTCATCAATACAGCAGAGTTATTAGCTCTACCTCTCTGTGGATTTGTTTCCCACCAAGAACCAGATTTACATGCTATCATCTCTTCATCATAAGCCGAAAACAACGATATAAGTGCCGCACGCCTGATACCACCTGCCAGTACTGCGTCGGCAATATGGCATACAATATCGTGGACTTCCACTGACGATAATTTTTCCCCATCTTCTTTACTTTCTAATATTCCTTTAATTTTTACAATACATTCTTTTAAAGGTTGTGGTCCAGGTGCTTTTCCTCCAGAGGTCACGAGACGTGCTCCTTTAGGCCTAATATCAGAATAATCAAATTTGATCTTAGATGATCTCTTAGAGCCCAAATAAGACTTGATTAAAACTTTTATTGCATCTGACCAACCCTCAATACTATCACCAATAACAAACCTACGTTTTCTTATATTATGAGGCTTTATTATTTCTGGTAATTTTTTTATGTTATGTAGCTGTACTGAATATCCTACCCCACAGCCAGAAAGAAGAAGAAACATACATTCGCTAAAACTATCAATATGATCGATAGGTAAGTAAGCGCAATTGTATAATCTATTTGGGGAGATTTCAATTGGTTTACCACCGAATTGAAGACTACGCATAGACGGTAAAACTTTTTTTTCATATACATATTTATAATAGGTTTCTATATCATTTTTTAAACTTGGATATTTTCTTATATGCATCTCTTTGTTACGATCAACTAACTCTTCCCAAGTTTCTCTACGTTGTAACTCAGGGATATATTTAGCATATTTCATATGTACTGTTATATCCGAGAGTATTTTTTTATTTATTTCTTTCATTTATTAATTCTATTACTTTATCGCATTCTTTTTGGTTCTGAGGTTTATATAAAGTTACATGTTTTAGGTTTTCTTTTACATACTTTTTAAACATTTTCCAACGGATTGGGAAACTTTCATTTGCTCTACCTTTGCATTCTATTATGAATGAGTCGTTTACAAAATCAGGTGTATACTTAATATTTTGTATCTTTTTTTGGCCTCTATTAACCATATCACCTTTTCCATTGCTTTGTCTTTCAAAACTCTCGTTATCAAACATAAAATCCTCTTGCAAAACAAATGTAGCTCCTTCGTAAATCGCGTGTATTTTGTTTTTCTTTAAAACTTGATACATATAACGTTCTAAACCTGAAGCGAAAGTTATCCCATCAAAAGTAACTTTTTTACTTCTAACAGGGCCTTTCTTTCTTTTATATTTCTTCTTCATCATATTTGATTTTATCAATCAAAGCTTCTTCAGATAAGTCTTGTAACTCATCACGTGCCGCCTGTATGTATAGCACAGCGTCCATTAACTCTTCTTGAATATCATTTAAATACTTTTGAAGACCTTTCATTTTAAGTCTACGTTCATCATCTAATGTT